GGTGAAGTTTAATGAAAATGGGAGCCCAGAGGATATGTCCATAAAAAATATAATTATTGTAGATCGTAATAAAGAACAAGGATATGCTAGACAACATAAATTATTACCAAGCAAATGGATAAATGTTTATTTTAATGGAAATTTACCATCGGTATTAACTGGACAAATTACAGATTTAGAAGAAGATATGATTGAAATTAAGACATATCCTAATAACGAAACTATCTATATTAATTTTAATTATAAAGGGATACCAGAGGATATACCAATTGAACGTATTGATATACGTGAAAAACCAGATAATGTTAATTTACTAGATGAAAATGAAAAAGGAGTAGATAAATCAGAAGAAAAAGAGGAAAAACAGGAAGATGAAGAGAAAAAAGGAGAAGAAAATGAAAATGATCTTGAGGAAGAGGATAAAGATGTAGAAATGAATATTGATATGGATATACAAGAAAGAAAAAATATTCAAAATAAGGAGAGTAATAAAGAGAATAATTATGAAGAAAATGATGAAGAAAATGATGAAGAAAATGATGAAGAATATGATGAAGAATATGAAGTACGAAAAAAAGAGTTAATGAACTTAGAGGAGGCTAAAGATAAATTAAAGAAGAATATATTATCAGCTGATGAAATTGTGTTTAAAGGAAAAAAAGGGCCAGTTACAATATCAAAAGTACTTCCTGAATCTAAACAACAATATAACATAAATGTTCAAACAAATGATATGTTAGATGAATTGTTATCAAAAATACCTGAGAACAGACGTTCTTTTACAATAATGAATAATATTCATACTTTAATTGAACGATTTAAACAACTAAGAGAAGAATATTCATCGTTTGATAATTATGGAAATGTGATAGGAAGTATAATTAAAGATGAAAAATGGCGTCCATTAATTCAAAGTCTTAAAACTTTTAAAAACAAATTATATTGGATTTTACCTGTTGCAAAAAATATTAAAAAATTATATAATATCAATTATGATAGTTCGCTGGATAGTAATTTAGATATAGAGCCATTAAAAATAATTGATAATTTAGAAGAAATAAAACAATTATTTGAACGATATAATTCTGTTCAAGATTCTAGTGATCTAAATAAATACGACCTATTATTATCTGGGTTAAATAGTTATTTAACTCCATTTACTGAAATTGATCCTGAAGAAATAAATGAAGTAATAACTAATATCAATATTGAATCCGAATTAAATGTAATTATTGATAATTTAAATAATTTTGAATCATCTGTTGCAAATCCAAGTAATGTAGCGAGTAAAAGATTTTTATTTACTAATTATGAAAAAGGAATATCGCGATTACAAACAACCCAAAAGTCTACTTCATCTATGAAAACCCAACCTTTTGAAATTACCCAATCTGATATATTAGCGTTAAAATCATTAGTAATATTCCCTGATTCTGTTATGCGTTATTCGCAAATTAGTTTACCAGGAACTAGTATTTATGAAAAATCTAATTTCAATAACACATTTATATATTATTCACAATTTATGAATAAATATACTAATGTAGATAAAATTAGTATTGATAATTTAAATAAAGAGTATACATTAAAAAACAATAATCAAATAAAAAATTATTCTATAAATCGTTCTAATGAAATGAATCAGTTATCAAATAACGAATTATATGATAAATATTTATCAGCGGTTGTGCCTAGCACAGAAAAATTATTTAATTTAATAAAAAAATATATACACGGAACATTATCAGTATATAAAACAATTACATATTTGGAACCATTTTTAGTGTATACTCGTGATGTAAACTATGAACAATACAAAGAAATTAAATCATTTATTAATGATAAAATATCAGATTATAACAAAACGTTTAAAAATCACCACAAAGCATTTAATTTGTTTAAATCATATAAACGTGGATTTGAGCCTAATTATAAGGTTTTACAAGAATTATTACAAAAGAATGATACATCAGTAAATATTTTTAATAACTATAACCCATATGAATTAAAATTAACGAATTCTGAATTATTATGGAAAATGAAATTAATAGATTACGCAAATATGTATGATACAGAATTAGCCCTTAATCAAATAGATTTAATGCTTCCCGAAACAATAAATTCAATAATCAATAAATTAGAAGAGCAGAAAAAGATAACAAAAAAAAATATATCTGAGGAAGAAAAAGAAAATAAATGCAAGCAAATAGTTATCGCAAAAGAATATAAAAATGAATCAGAGTTAAATGAAGATAATGAGAAATTAGTATTTTTTGATAAAAAATATGATAATACACCTTATGACATTATGGATGAATATGTTAAAGAACAAAATGTAATGGGAACAGATAAGTTTTATGAATATTTAATAGATAAATTAGTAGATAAATACAAATATAATAAAACAGATGCACCACGTATAGCAACAAATTTAATAAATGGTAAAAAGCAAATAAAAGAAGGAGATTACGCAACTATATTTCAACCAATAGAAGGTAAATTAAAATATTATCAAAGAAAAGATGATAAATGGAGTTTAGATAAAAGTTTGGATAAAATGGATATAAATCAAGAGGATATGTTTTGTAATTTTCAAAAAGATTGTATAGAAATAGAAGATAAGTATAATAAAATTTGCCAATCTTATGATTTGAATAAACAACAATTAAATGAGAATGCTTTAAAAGAAATGATAAGTCAGTTTGATCTTACTGCTGATACTTCAAGAGAGAACCTAAAGAAAATATTAGAAAAAAATACAAAATATAGACAAGATATATACGAAAAAATAAATAAAATACATATAACTCGAGATGAAAAATATAATAATCAAAAATATAAGATTGGATTACAATTAACAGATCAAGAACAAATTGTCTCTCCTCACTCTAGTAAATTAAATAAAATATTAGGTGAATCCAACTTTGTTAAGAAACAACATGATATTGTTGATTTTGCCAGAAAATATACACGTTTGCCTGTCGTATTAGACGATGGTGGTGAAGATATTAATTGGCGATATTGTATAAATACTTCCACAAAATTATTACCCGCCTTTCTATATACTTTAGCAATTACTTATATTAATAACCCTGATGAATATGATAACGTATTAACTCAAATTATAAATAATATTGGAAAAGAAAGTGATGATGGAAATGCGTGGGTAGATAAATATAGTGGTATGGTGATAACACAAGATGTATTTGAATATAGTGAAGGATATGATAAGGGTTTTAAGATAGTAAGTAGAGAAATAATGGAAAAAGACGCTGGAGATGCCTTATTATCAGCAAAAAATAAAACTATTAAATATTCTTCAAAAGAGAACAAAATGATATATAATATTGTTACTGCGTTAGGTGAGAATATGGGTATAAATATTAATGATCAAGTCGAATTTATAATCGATATAGTAACACAAATTCTTCATGGAGGAGAAATATTACCATCTGAAGAAGAATACAAAAAAATAGTTATGGAAGAATCTAAGAAAAAGAAAGTAACAAGAGCAAATTATGAAACTTTATACAATACTAGTATTATGTATTTGACATTAGACGCGTATTTAATTGCTATTCAAACTTCTATTCCATCAATTAAAACACGTATTACATTTCCAGGTTGTGTTCGTTCATTTGGAGGATATCCATTTGAAGGTGCTGGAGATAAAAGTGGATTAAAATATGTGGCGTGCATAGCACACAAAATACGTAAAGAATCAATAGTTCCATGGAATACTTTAATGAAAAAGAAAATAGATGTTATTGAAAGTAAAATGATTTCTATTATAGATGATTTTTACTTGAAACTTCCTGTTATAAAAGATAGGATTGAAAAAAAATTAGAATATTTAATGATAGAACCAAATATTGATATACCGACAGAATACCAAGTAACAAATTGGAAGACCTTTTTGCCTCCATTAGTTCCTTTAAAATTAAAAACTATTGAAAATATATCAGATGATTTTAAAGATAGTCTTAAAACACAATTAAAGAATGGAAATTCAGATCAAAATAATAAATTATTACTAATTTTATCCAAAATAATGTTTTTTTCATTAGACATTCAAGAACAAATTCAAAATGTGGTAGAGAAAAAGAAGTTATTATTAACCAATATATCTGGTGACCCTTTTATAGAAAATGCTTGTTGTAATGATAATATAAATAAATCTGTTATTGAATATTTTATTAAAGACGCAAATAGTATATCTTTAGATATAAAAACAATAAATTATTTAAGCGATATTATAGATGAAGTAAAAATAATATCTCGTTCTTCGGTTTTATATAGTAGAGAGAACACAAAAAATATTTATGGAACGTTAACAGATGAATATAATGAAGAAACTATTTATCGTGCCTTTATTAATTATTGTCATTTTAATTCATTAGTTCCTATCAGCAGTGATTTAATGTCAGTTTGTACTGAAAAACCTGAAAACTTTTCAAAAAATGATAGTTTAACAGAACAAATTAGAAAATTAAAAATGGATGGAATTAAATATGATACAGAATCTTTCTTAAAACTAATGCAAATTGTGGATAAAAATCATATTATTAAAATAGATACAACTCCATATGCTAATACAAAAATACAATATATGCGAAAATTAGTAAGACAAATGAAAGATGATAAGGATATAATTATGAATAAAACTTTTATTGATAAATTATATGATTTATTAGATACGTATGATCCTACAGCAAATGAAAATCATGATGTTATGGATAATATGAAAAATTACTTAGGAGAAAATAATGAAAAAATGATAAATGAACTTATTGATTTCATTAAATTCAATAATGATAATCACAAAAATACTTGTAAAAAAATGAAAGATATTCTTAATGATATTATGAAATGGGGTGAAGGAGATAAAGCAGGATCAAAAATATCTGAAAATACAACATACAACGCTATTAATTTTATTCAGGAAATTATATTTAGCTTAGTAAAAGTATTTCCGTATATTATTAAAAATAAAGTTAATTATGAATCTATAATTATACCAAAATATTATAAAATATCAGTTTATGATACTCTAAAAATACAAAATAAAGTTAAAAGTTATTATAGTAAATTACGTATGTTTTATGATAATAGTATATTAAGCAATATATTGGTTACAATTCATAAAAGGTATAATTTATTACTTGAATTAATAAATACAACACCTTATCTTTCTGATATTAAATATAATAATGAAATAAAAGAATCAATATTTGACGAAGAATTGATAAAGTTATTATTCCAATATTACTTGTTGTTTGTCTTAATTGAATACAAGAACTTAAGTGATGATAAAAATATGATAATCGATGAAAATAATGAAAATGAAGACGAATTAGAAGAATCACGTATAATATCTAATTGGACACCTATAGTAAATGCTGCAAATATGAAAGATTTACGTATTCAAGTATCAAAATTATTATGTAGTTATATTCATATATTAGAAGATCAAAAGAGTATTGTATCTTTAGATTATTATAAAATTATGGATATGATTTTTAAAAGTAAAAATTATGAAAAGAATGAAATAGTAAAGAGAATAGGAGATTTAACTAAAGAAGAGAAGACTATAGATACAATTCTTAAAATAAATAAATTAGGTGTATGGAATAAAGGTCTTCAAAAAGGTTTAACAACTTACGTAATAGATGGCGATGATAGTGAACGTAATTTAATGGAAAATATTGCATTAATCGAAACACGTGCAAGACAAAATATAAATGCTGTAGATAATAATATTGACCAAATTACTGAAGAATATTTAGAAAATCAAGATATAATTGATGAAATAGAAAAAGAAGAAAATGATATAAGTAATTTCGAAGGAGATGGAGATTATATAGATGAAGATGGTTATGAAGACGATTATGGATACGAGGAAGATTATAGAAATTATGATGATTATGAATAATACTTATTTTTAAAAAGTAAATATGGGTAAATAAAATATGGGTAAATAAAATATGGGTAAATAAAATATGGGTAAATAAAATAATATATTTTGTATAAATATATTATATGTATCGTTCTTATATGAAAAATCACCAAGCCCTGGTTGCTGTATTATTATTTTTAATATTATATATAACTATTCATTTAGGACAACCAGATTTTTTATATAATAGAGATGGAAGTATTCGACAATTTGGCGTAGGATATAAAAATAAAACTATATTTCCAGCTTGGTTAATGGCAATAATATTAGGGATATTATGTTATTTGTTTATTAATATTTATACATGCTAAAATATTTTAAATAGTATATATTTTAGATTCTATTTTCTTTATTTCACTTACGGATTCGTTAGTTAACTTACTATAATCAGATTGAGCTTTTTTAATAGATTCTATGTTATCATCACAACCTCTTGTTATTATTTTGTATTGTGTAATGGAAATTAATAACACTCCTGTATAGATATACCAACAAGCTTCTCCTATTTTATCTCTTAATGAAACAATATCTAAAAGTTGTTGTTTAACTTCTTTATTAGATTCATATTCTGGTTTCATTAAAGGTTTTAACATATTCCAATAATCATTAAAATTACTAGGGACAATTTGATTAATCATTACAGATAAATTACCAAACATTTTTAACATAGTATCTGCTGTTTCTTTAAGATTTTTCTTTTTATCAGGATCTTCAATAGTTGAATTATCTATAGTATTGTCTAAATCAACGTTGATAAGTATTTTGGACAATAGTTTATTTGCTGAACTTGAAACCATATAATAACCAATTACATTAGAGAATGCAGATTTAAATCCTGGAAATAACACTAATGTTACCACAACCGCTCCAAAAATAACTACCCATGGAATAAATGTTAATAAAAACGAATATCCTAAATTATAGGTAATATTACCACCACATTTCGTAAGTAATAAATATGTATTTATAGCTATTTGAGAAATGATTACTAACATGAAATAACTTACTAAAGAACGATATTTTTTAACGTTGTTAATATTATCAATAGTTAATTTAGGAACTAAAACAACATAATAAATAATTGTGGCAATAAAAAAAGCGATTACAGAAATTATTTTGTTCATATAAATATGAGTTATAATTTATTTTGTAATTATAACACTATTTATTATGAATCCTGAATCATATATAAAACCAAGTTTAATTGAACCAGGGGTTAAATACTTTCTTAATGAAACTCTGAATAAATGTCAAGAATATAAGATTAAATACTATAATACCTTATATAATATTATTTTTGGTATATTATTTTTTATAGTTTTAGGAATAATTTTATATTACAAGTATAAAGGAAAACTCACACCAGCTCAAAAGATGGAAAAAGATAGAGAAAAACAAGAATATATCATGACTACTATACGAAATTATCAAAATGCTAAAAGGATTGCTCAACAAGAATTAATTACGGGTTTACCTCAGTGGTAAATATACGGATTAATATCATTAAAAATATAATATGATATTTTATATATGATAGAAGTTATACAAAATGAAACATTTAATGATGTTTTAAGAAATTATTATCAATTAAAAAAAGATTATCAAAATGATTATAATAAAGCTAAAAATAACATAATGCAGAATAAAGAAACATCATTAAAAGAAAAAAGACGTTTACTACAAAAAATAAAACGAAAATGTATAAATTGTAAGCAATATGGAGGAACAAATTTCTTAACAAAATCAGAATATGATAAGCGTAATCTATTTGCTTTGTGTAACGCAGTTGATAAATGTCCTTTAAATATTCATTTGGAAACAGGATTGAGATTTAATATGGAATATGAACTCAATTTAGAACGTAAATTACTATCTGAATATAAGTTAGATATAATAAAAAATAAAAACTCCCAGATATTTGGGTATGATTTAAATAATGACATAATACTAAAATTCGAAGCTTTACAAGATAAATATCAGGAAGTAAATAATTCAATAAAAAGTATGTTAATAAATTATTTAGAAGTAATAGATAATAAAATAGATAAGGCCGAATTAAAGATAAAAGAAGAAGCTTTCTATAAATTTGTAGAAGCGTTTAAATATATTATAAAAGAATATGAGCTTACTGGAAATATACAACTAATTAATGAAGGTATAACAAATTATGTTAATGACATAATACCTCTTAATAAAGAAATTGCTGATAATAAATATTCATATCAAGCAGTAGAATATGATGAACAAGATAAAGTTTATAGATTAATTCAGTTATTTAAAACAATTGAAGAATTAGAAATATCTACATTTGAAGATAATATAATATCTAACATAACAGGTATGCCAAAAAGGAAGAATAAAAAAAATATTACATTACGTAGTTACAAAGATTCTAATAATAAAACAAAAAAAATACGTAGTGAAGAAGTAGAAGATACCAAAGAAGAAAATGATGATGATAATAAAAATGAAGAAAATAATGAGGATGAATCAAATATAATAATTAAACAAGATAGTGAACCACGATCTTTAACCATAGAAGATATTAGAGATGATGAATCCTTAGAAGATGAAGAATTAGAGAAAAATGAAGGAATATTAGATAATTCAGATAATTCAGATAAATATGAAGTATATTTAGTAGATGATAATAAAGAAGATGAAGATGAAGAAGATGAAGAAGATGAAGAAGACGAACAAGACCAAGATAGCGAAGATAGTGATTATGATTTTAAACCAAAAATAAAAATAGATGATGTAGATATCGAATATGATTCTTCTGGTATTCCTCCACCACCTCCCCCTGAAATATAAATCATACAATACATATATTCCAACTTGAATTATAGTAATGAATTAAATTAATATTTTATATTATATAGTTTATATATAATATATAATATAAGAAATGCCAAAAAAAAGTAAAAACTCTAACCCTCACAATAATGATATACATGGCTATAAACATACTCATAGCCAGAGACATAGACATAGTCGTAGTGATAATCATATTAAAAAGAGATTCATACCATTAGTGATAAATAATAACAGAAATATTTCAACATCTAATATTTTTGATATAGAAAATCAAATTAGGAAGGTCCCTGTGACTTGGAATGAATATAAAAAAAATCATTTATCTCCTACAATAAAGGTCGATAATAGTGGATATTTTCCTGGAGGAGGAACACGTAAAGATAAGAGAACTAAAAGAAAAAGCAAGAAAAGTAAAAGAAAAACAAAACGTAATCGTTAAAAATATATTTACACCATATTACAAATAAATAATTCTATTATATTTATATATATGATATTTAAATATATTTCATTTCCTGCTTTTATCATAAGTTTTTTAATAGGTATTTTTATGGTTTATTTATGGGGTCCAGAAATAAAAACTATAGTAGTACACCCTACTCCTGAAAATAGTGAAAAAATTATATACCAAGATAAAACAAATACGTGTTATATATATAAAAGTGAAGAAATCAGTTGTCCAGATAATAAAAATGATATTAAAGAAATACCAATAGAAAACTAATTTATTATTATAATATATATAATACTAAATGGGAATGGAAAAAATGACACATACCTATACAGGTAGAATAATTATGTCTGTATTGTTAGGATTTGGACTAGCATCCATGTTTAGGGAAATATGTAAAGGAAATAATTGTTTAAAGTTTAAAAGCCCAAATAATGAAAAATTAAAAGATACTATATATAGTCATGGTGATAAATGTTATAAGTTTTTCTCTCATACAATTAATTGTACCAAGGATAAAACATATGTAAAATCTTAATATTTAGGTAAAATATATTTATTCGCGTAAATATTATAAATCATCATTCTTTATAATATTTATGGGCGATACAACAAGTATTACAGATTTGCCAACTGATCCAACTATAGGGGGGACGATTGGTGGTAATGTAAGTATGGATATTACAGAAAACAAGGTTATAAATCCCTCACCACCTGTTGGAACAACACCTCAAAACCAAATTGCTTTAGATCCTTCCACAATTAAGCAATTAATATCTGGATTACAAGAAGCTGGAACTGGTGCTACTGATTTACGTTCTAGAGATATTCCAGTCTCTACTACTGATATAACACAAGATCCACAAGTTAACCCTAATTATATAGATCCTGCACCTGATAATGATTATATTAAAGAATATGAGGATAAGGATGATATTATTAATAAATATGCTAATAAAAAAGAAATGATGGATAACGCAGAGCTCTTTTATGATGAAATACAAACACCTTTACTAATTACAATCTTATTTTTCTTGTTTCAATTACCGGTTGTAAAAAAAATGTTCTATTCATTTTTTCCTGTTCTTTATTCTGCTGATGGAAATATGAATTTAAATGGATATTTATTTATAAGTATTTTATTTGGTGTAGTCTACCATATACTATTTAAATTTACGAATTATTTCCATCGCTGAGTATTTATACATTTGAATATGGGCTAAAATAAAATATTTTATAATAATATAGAATGTCAACACATAAAAATATTAAACGTAAGAGGAATAAGACTCATAAAAATAGAACAAATGAACCTTCTATAAAAACTTTACATAAAGGATTTAAATTATATGGTGCTAAAAATTATACCCCTAAGGATATGTTTGAATATGAAAAAAAAAGAAAACAACAATATCACAACGATTGTATTAAAGATTCTTTTAGTTGGTTTGGAAGTTATAATGTGGCTTATCAATATAGTCTTAAAGACGATAGTGCTACAATTTACAAGTTTAAAACTCGTGACACTATAAGTTTAATCAATATAAATAAAAAAAATAAAGGTTATTTTCAAAAATTATTTACAAATACTGATAAAAAATTAAAACCAATTATTCATATAAAAAAAGATCAGCTAAAAAATATTAGTTATGATCATAAATATTTAAACATGTCGTTAAAGGAACAAGCATATTATGAGTTTTGTTTTTGTTTTGGTTATATGACATTAAATGAACAATATCATTTTTTAGAGTTAATAAGATATTTGATAAAAGAAAAAATGATAGACATAACAAAAAGAGATGGTAGTTCTATTCTGAAAAAGATTAATTTACGTTTAGGTTATTATAAAATAAATCATATTTTTGATGATAGTACAGATAGTACAGATAGTACAGATAGTTCTATGTTTAGTAGTCCTATCTATAATAATATGGGAGTATATAAAGTAAAAGTTAATGATCCCATGTATAATCGTATGAGTATATATAGCCTAGACGTTAATTCAATATCTAATTTATGTTCTATTTTACCAAAATATATTGATGGTGTTTATTATGGTAATAATTTCAGTTATTGGTATCCACGAATTATTGATAATTTTAATTTAGAAGAGTATATTATATTTAATCCCCCAAAAACATTAAATATTGGAGAAAATATATAAGTAAAAATATGATAATTATTTTCAATTATTATCATAATGAATTCGTATATAGTAAAACTTGTAGATGGTTTATCACTATCGTTTACAAATAATACGCCTTTAGAATTAGATTTAGTTTTAGACGGAGGTGCATTTAATGGTAGCTATTTAATAGGTATTATGCTTATGATAAAAGAAATGGAAAAACGAAATTATATTCATATTAATCGTATATCAGCATGTAGTGTTAGTACTTTGTGTGCTATATTATATTATATAGATAAATTAGAGTTAGGATTGGATATATATGAAAAAGGAATTAAACATGTAAAAGAAAAACATAATTTAGATATATTTGATACGTTATTTAATATTATAAAGCCTAATATATCGGAAGAATTATGTAAAAAAATTACCCAAAAATTATATTGTAGTTATTATAATGTAAAAAAAGGAAAGAAAATAGTAAAAAGTCATTACCTTAACTCTGACGATTTATTAGAAACTATTCGTCGTTCGTGTCATTTACCATACCTAATGAATAATAAAGTAGTATATAAAGAAAAATATGTGGATGGTATTACTCCTTATAAATTTAAAGATTCCAACAACACCAAAATATTATATATTGATTTATTTGGAATCGATAAAATATTATATTGTATTTCATGTAAAAAAGAAACACAAAACTTTCATAGAATTATGGCTGGAGCATTAGATATACATTTGTTTTTTACAAAAGGTAAAAATACCTCAATGTGTAGATATATTACAGATTGGACATTATATAAATTTTATGATACTTTTTATATTAAAATATTAATAGAAAAAGCTTTAATATATTATTTTTCCATTTTGTATACCATAGAAATCTTTTTGTCAGATAAGAAAAAACGTCCTGCGATTGCCAAGTTATATGATTTATTTACAAAAGAATTTAATAAGTGGTATTTTCATTTTTTTTGTTATTAGTATAAATGTGCAAATCGATTTTTTTTAGTCTGAGATGTTTTTTTTTGTTTTTTGGTATGTTTTTTTGTATTTTTATTATGCTTAGTATGTTTAATATGTTTTTTGCTAGATTGCTTAGTGACTTTTTTATGTTCTAAAGGACGATAACGTAAAAACCATTCTTGATATTCTTGCGAATTTCTATTATTTTTTAATTGTTCAAACATTTTGGTTTTTTCAGCTCTCATACATTCTATAGTTTGTTGCTCACCATAACAATTTAAACTAAATCGTTTTAATACACCATGTTGACGTAATTTATTCTTTTCTTGAAGACGAAACATGTAATCGGATAAACACAATATTCTTTCATTATTATAATATTTTCGTCCAGAGTATAAAAATGCCAAATAAAAACTTAACATAGTATCAATTGTTGCTATTTTTATTATTTGTCCATTCTCTTTTATTATATTATAACTATGACAGGCTAATGGTTTATATATAAATGCGATTGTGTTATTTTTATTAATAAGTATTTCATAATGAGGCGCAACAATTTCACCAATTGCTGAATGTTTCTTAATTTTTATATCGCTCGCACTAATATTATTTTGCGAAATTAATTGCTCTTTAATGATTGTAGCGGTTTCTTCAGGTTCTTCTGATAATACATCAAAATCAGGGATTTTATTAATTTGATTGCGTTTTAGTTTTGGCATATATCGACTATATATAGACATAGCATATCCACCAAAGAAAACAACACCTTCGTTAATAAATGTATCTTTTAATGTGTCATATATTTTAGATTCTTCTGCATTAGTTAATTTATCCTTTTCCTGGTTACGTTGAAACATTTCAGGACATTTGATATCAATATTTTTTGGTAGTAAAGGATGGTGTTTATTTAATAGGGAAAGACGTTTTAATACTTTTTCCCAACGACTTACATCACCGGCAGGTCTTGACAATTCTAAGAACATAGCCATACGTAAATAATTTGGTGAAGCGTATAATATACCATTCACACACATAGCTTCTGATTTTAAAGCTTTAAATATATCCTTATGAACTTGCGTTATATCAGCCATACCTATAAAGTTGACAAAAACTTTATAGGTTCCATGATGTTGTCCTGATTTTGCTTCAACCTCTTCAAATCCATTTTCTACATAAATGTCAGCTAATTCTTTAGCATCTTCTAAAGCATTTGTACTAAAAAAATCATAATCAGCTATTTCAGTATCTTTATCATAAAACTGATCAGCCTTAGGAAGAATTGCGTTAATTGCTGTTCCACCATAACAAATTAATTTTTTTCTTCTAATAAATTTTTCTACAATACTTATCATTTTTTTTACATCAGGCGAATTAACAATTTTACGTCCTATTTTTTTTTCGGCTTTATCAACGGCAGTTCTTAATATAGTTAATTCACACTCATTAAAAGACATATCTTTAGAACAATCGTTTGTTTTCATATTTGCTATATAATATATTATACGAAAATAAATATATTATACAAAATTATACTTGAAAATGATAATGTTGTGATTTAACATCTCTTGTTTTAAATGATAATGCTGGGTTTTGTTTTTTAGGCGCTGGTATATAGACAGGTTCATAACGTAATTTTTTAGGTTTTAATACAAATGAGGAACCTGCATTATTAAAAAAGTCAATATTTTCTTCTAAATGAACATCTTTGAATTGATACATCATAGCAATCATTTGGCACCCAGTTTCTCTGCATACCATAGAACTAGGATTACCTGGATTAGAACCACTATTAGGCATAGCAATAGACATATTTTGTTTATTATAATCAATTAATTCATTAAGGTCAGGCGTATTTTTTACATCATAATATGGTAAAGCCCTCATAAAAATAGAATTACTTGTTAAATTTACATATTCATCAAAATCATGAACATCTGTGAATGTATTATTGGATTTATCTACTATTATAACAATTTTTCCCATTAAATCTAATAAAGGAACTTTTCCAAAATTATGTCCATGATTTTCATAACTATATTTAGGACCTAATAGATAACGATCGAACTCTTTAAATAAATTAGCAAAGTTTTGATACATAGGTATATTTGTGCTTTTAAATCTCAAATGTATGAGAATTGGATCTTTAGGATTAGGAACAGTTCCCCCTGAAAATGCATAATTAACAATTAAGTTTAATACTTCTGAAAAAGGAACATAATTATATGTTTCCTTTACATGATAATTATCCTCAGTTGATGTAGCAACAACAGGTTTATCATCTATTGAATATATTTCAAAATCTAATCCCCTTACACCATTTCTTAATACATTTTTTAACGCACAAGTTGATACATAACTATTTTTAAAATCTCCTATACTACACGCATTATAAGCTGTCTGAATATAATAATCATTTAAATTATACTTAGAATCTGGGTTTGACGAATGAAGAGAAGCAATTCTGGGATTTAATTTATCATATAAACTATTCATAGAGTCACATTCTTTAGGTTCAGAGTGTGACGATGTAAACCCTTCAATAGAAGAATATTTATTTATATAAATAAGTGTAATTAACAAAGTAACTACTAATACTATTTTATAGATGGTTCTCATACTATTTACTATAATATAATTATATTTTATTATATTTATTATTCAATTAAATATAAGTATATAATATATATCTAAATATGGCTGGTGGATTATTACAATTAGTTAGTCAAGGACAACAAAATATATTATTAAATGGTAATCCTACTAAAACCTTCTTTAAAACTACATACGCACAATATACCAATTTTGCTATGCAAAAATTTAGAGTTGATTTTGATGGTTCAAAAACATTACGAACTGCTGAAGAATCTACATTTACTTTTAAAATAAAACGCTATGCTGATTTATTAATGGATTGTTATCTTGCTGTTGATCTTCCTAATATTTGGTCGCCTGTAGTTCCTCCTTTAACAGACGAAGAAACAACGGAAACAAATACTGGAATATGGGTTCCATATGAGTTTAAATGGATAGAAAACTTAGGAGCCCAAATGATTTCTAAAATTACTATAACTTGTGGTAATCAAACTATTCAAGAATTTTCAGGTGCCTATATATTAGCAATGGTTCAACGTGATTTTTCTGATGCAAAAAAAAAATTATTTGATGAAATGACAGGTAATATTCCTGAATTAAATGATCCTGCTAATTCAGGAACACGTGTTAATACTTACCCCAACGCATATTATACTTCTGATCCAGAAGGAGCTGAACCATCTATACGAGGTAGAACTATTTATATACCACTAAATGCTTGGTTTAATTTAAAATCACAAATGGCCTTTCCTTTAATTGCGCTTCAATATAATGAATTACATATTAATGTTACTATGAGACCTATTCAAGAATTATTTCGCATTCGTGATGTATATGATAAGGAAAATAATTACCCTTATGTCGCACCTAATTTCAATCAATATTACATGCAGTTTCATCGATTCTTACAAACACCTCCCGATGTTGGATTGTCATCTATATCTTACCTTGATACACGAACACAATGGAACGCTGATATTCATTTAAATTGCACTTATGGGTTTTTATCAAATGAAGAATCTAGATTATTCGCATTACAAGAACAGAAATATTTATTTAAACAAGTACGTGAACATGTTTATTATAATGTTACTGGTCCAAATAGGGTAGAATTAGATAGTTTGGGGATGACGTCTAACTTTTTATTTTATTTTCAACGTAGTGATGCAAATTTAAGAAATGAATGGAGTAACTATACTAATTGGCCTTATAAATATCTACCATATGATATAACTCCTGCGTCTACTGATACATCTGAGTTTCCTAAAGAAAACTTATTTCCTATTACTCGCACTAATCCTAATGGAACAACAGAAATTGTTTATATTGGTCCAGGTGTTAATGCTAATGGTAACCTTACAGGTTGGTTTACCACTGGAAATTATAATCTAGAAAATCAAAAAGATATATTAGTTGATATGGGATTACTACTAGATGGGTCTTATCGAGAAAACTTAATGCCAGTAGGAATATACAATTATATTGAAAAATATATTAGAACATCGGGAAACGCACCAAATGGTTTATATTGTTATAATTTTGGAATTAATAGTTCTCCTTTTGATTTACAACCTTCTGGTGCTATTAATATGAGTGCATATCATACAATTGAACTAGAGTTTTCTACTATTGTCCCTTCCTTAGATCCTTTAGCACAATCTATAGTAATATGTGATCCTCAATCTGGTGAACCTGTAGGTATTAACAAACCAACATGGAGAATTTATGATTATAATTTTAACCTTGTTCTCTTTGAAGAAAGGTATAATATGGTTACATTTGTTGGTGGGAATTGCGGATTATCATACGCAACTTAAATATATTCATAATATAAAATATATAATATGAATAAGCAACAAATTATTTTAAAAAAAAGAATCAATAAATTACCTTATGAGTTAGTTAATATAATAATATCTTATACTTATACTTCTCAAAATCCAGAATTATTATTAGATATAAGAAGCTTTCATATAGATTATTCTCTGTTAGAAATCTTATATCATTACAATTATAACGAACGAATATTATTGAATGATATATTAATATTTTATAATTCAGACAATTTATCTATGTATCAACGTCTACAAAGATTATATACTCTATCTAATAAATCATTAACTCATCTTATAGATTACGCATTTAATATTTCATCTAATAATATTGATGAAAGAATAATAAGAAAGAGAATTAGAATACTATGGGCAATATTATCCCCAGTTGAACGCACTCGATTTATAAATACTTTTTTTTTTGATACTTTCAATCAAGACATAGAAAACATGTTGGATATACAAAATAATATAATTGAAGATATAGACTAGTTTATGGGTATATCTTTTTATTTTTTGGTGGAAAGAAAATATACCCTAAACAGCAATAGACTTTAACTTTATTTTTTTTATGTTTTGTTTTTTTGGAGTTAATAATAATATTATTATCATAATCGTTATTATCATAATCGTTATTATCATCATCGTTATTATCATCGTTGTTATCATAATTACTTTCTGAATTTACATAAATAACACTAGGACGACGTTTTTGATTAAAAGGTATTGAATTTTCAAT